GCATTTTGGCAACGCAGATGCCGTGCCGCAGCCGCCGGAGCGGTGCTTAAGCCGTCAGGCGGGAATTGTGCGGTGTTGCCTAAAATAAAACTTTGAAATCCATCCGCGGATGAAAAGCACGATAGGGCACTGTATCATTAGCCACATGCTGAAAAAATGCTGTAGGGAACGGGATTGACCGTTCCGCAGCCTTATAAAAGTCAACCTTTTACGGAGAAAAGAAAAATATCGCTACTCTTTTTTGAAAAAAATCACAAAGGAAATTTTGTGTTTTTCTTTTGGAAAGAGGAATTTCGGATGAAAAAAGGGGAGTTCGGGAAACAAAAACAGGAAAAACTTTGTAAGATATGGGAAATAAATGACGATGAAACGAACTGCATTTTGACGAAACTAAAAAGGGATAAAATAATAAAAAAACTTTCAAAAAGTGTTGACAAAAGGGGGATACTTGGTTATAATAATATTCGTCGCCGGTGAGGCGGCCAAACAAAATAAGCGGATGTGGCGGAACTGGCAGACGCGCTAGATTCAGGTTCTAGTTCCCTTAAAAGAGTGTGGGTTCAAATCCCTTCATCCGCACCAAAGAAAAGCACCTAGAAACGTAAGTTTTTAGGTGCTTTCTTTTTTGCTGTACTGCAGCGTTTACCGCACCCCCGTACAGGTATGCGCCTTTCGCGTCCAGATACTCAATTAGGCATTCTTCTACGCTGCCGCCGTGCTTCCAGGCGGCAAAGCCGGTGCCGGTGTAGGAATGGTATGTAATAACTTCCTCGTGGAAGCGGTTCAATACCGGAATCCTCTTCAATTTCGGCCCAGGTCTGCCGTTGGTAATACCGCCGCCGGATAACAGCGGCTTCATGGTCCGACAACTTTGCAAGGGCTTCTTCGATTGCATCATGCAGTTGTTCCGCAAACAGATCATCTTCTACCGCCTGCAGGTCTGCCGCCGCTGCCGGGCCTTCCTGCTGTTCGCCCATGGTTGTACTGCCGCTGTCCTCCACATCAAGGGGCAGATCAAGGCTTGTGCAGTGGTTCAGCGGATCGGCACTGGCCTTGTGCTGCCTGCCGTCCTCGCCGGTCACGTTGCGTTCATGGCCGTTGGTCAAGGCGCGCTGTATCTGCCGCCGCTGGGTCTGTATCAACCAGTTTGCAAACGTCCCGGCGGCTGGGTCGTATGTCTGGGCCGCGTGCTGGACAGCAAAAAAGCCTTCCTGTTCAAAGTCGTCAGCAGTCAGGCCGTGGGCGTCTGCAAGGGCCTTGTGGGCCGGGTACCACTTCCAGAACATAGAGCGCAGCAGCCCCTTGTTCAGCTCCCACAGCTGGGCCAGGGCGTAACTGTTGCCGGTGGCTGCCAGGGCGGCAAGTGCTGCGTTCGTGGCCTGCTGATCGGCGGTGTTCACAGTCTCCATTGAATCCTCCCCATAAACAAGAAAAGCGCGCAGGCTGTAAACCCGCGCGCTTTTGCGCTTTAATCAGGTGGTGGCCTGATAATAGATACCGGTCTTTTTGTTGTCCAGCACAAAGGCATCATAGCAAATACGGCCCGTAACAATCGAACCGCTAGAAAGCGGCGTATCATCATGAACGCCGAAATCTTCCAGCTTGACCGGGGCCACGGTGGCGGACGGGTGCGCAAGCATAAAGCCGAACTTTTCCGGCAGACGGACGGCGGGGACCTTTACCACGGCTGCACCGTCGATCATAGCAACCACGCCACGGGCGCGCATATCGGCGCCGATGTCGGTGTGATCGAATTCAACGGCCTGTTTGAGCAGCGCATAGGTTGCCGGGGTAACCACAAGAACGCGCTCCGTTTCGGGTACTTCGGCATCATCCAGCGCTTGAGAAGCTGCCAACACCGCCGCGTAAATATTGGACTTGGTCAGCGCAGCGGCGGCGGGCTTGGTGCCTGCGCCGTCGGTCATGACCTTGTACACGTTGGTGTCAACCTCCGGCACGACCACCTCGCGCAGCTCACGGGCAAGGGCGGTGCCTGCTTCAAGCTGGCCCTGGGTTTCGTCCGTGTCCAGGCGGTCAACGTTGAAGATGAACGAACGGTCATGACTTAGCAAAAGCTCTTCTGTGGTTGCGGACAGGTCAAGCAACTTGCCATAACGGGAAAGCGCTTCCGCGCTATCTTCGCCGCCGCTTACACGGTTGCGGGCGTAATCGTTCATAGGTGTGGTGCTGATTTTGTACAGCTTGATGCTGTGCGCACCGGTCCAGTCAAAATCCGTGTTGCTAAGCAGGTAGGTTTTGCTTTCTGCTTTGAACAGATCGTCAGTATAGGGAGCAAATTTAGTTGCAAGTTCAATGGACATATATACACCTCGTGGTATTACCAGTATTTAGGCGGTTCTTTCGGCTGGTGCTTTCGGTCACGGCTGAAAGCGTCCGAAATCCCCGAATTGTAGGGGCAGAAATTGCCGATCGCGCCCGCCGTGCCGCCGTCCTTAACGTTGGGATAGGGGTTTGTATAGGCGCGGATGGCCTGGGCCTGTGCAGTGCAGGCTTCTTCGGTTTCGCCGGTCAGCAGCTCCACCGGAACCCCGGTTGCGTCAGAAACTTTCTGTTTCATCTCGCGCCGAGCTTTATCCGCTGCAATGGCGTCAAGCTGCTGTTGCAGCGCATCGGCTTTGCCCGCCTTGGCTTTCAGATCGTCGTAATCGGCATACTTGGCACGCTCACGGGTCAGGCGGTCGGCCACAATGGCGTTGACCTCGTCCTGGTTGAACGTGCGGTTTTCCTGCTGTGCGGGAACAGTTCCGTTCATTTCCTGATTTACAGTTTCGTTCATGGTTTTTCCTTTCCCGGCTTTTCCGCAGCCGTGGCGTAATCTATATAAAAAGCCAACCACAAAGGCTGCTTTTTACTGCTCTATGTGGGGGGGATCCCCCGGGGCTGCCCCGGGCGACCCCAAGCCGTCCAGCGCCGATTTACACACAGGGGAATTTTTAGCAAGGCCTGGCAGTTGGCCAGACCACCCCCCTTGCAGCAGATCATGCGGGGGTATTTCGGCGCTGGACGGCATGGAGTCGCCCGCCGGCCGGGGCGGGGGACCCTCCCCACCCCTTACCAGCTGCGCAAAAGCCGCGCGGCTGAGTTTGTTTTTCTTTGCACACAAGTACAGGGAAAGATTAAAGCCAGAAAGAAACGTCCGGAAAAAACACCGAAAGCGCAGGAGTGAAAACGCTTTTGTTGTGGGGAAAACAGCACAAACCGGCAAAAAAACAGGCGCAAGAAAAGGCTTTAACCTTTCCCTGCGCCTGTGTGGCTTACCTGTTGGCGGTACTCTGTGATATTTTTATTTTACCACAGAACGCGGCTTTTTGCAAGTGGTCATGTACCACACCGTCACGCCGCCGGGGGCGGTGCTTTCATGCTGCCGGGCGTCTGGTACGGTCTGCAGCAGCTCGGCGCGGGTGCGCTCAAACAGGGCCTTTTCCGGGGCCGTGTAGGTGATCTTGATTTTCAAATATAAGCGCCCCTTTCCATGCCTGCAGCGGCTTCAAGCGCTGCCTGGTGGTAGCTCATGCCCGCCGGGGCCAGGACGACCACAACGTCCGTGCGCTTATTCCAGACTGCTACAAAATCGCGCCCGCGCCGCACACGGTAGGTTTTGCCGCGGATATGGTAGCAGTGGATGGTCTTGCCCTCATACGTTCCGATCAGCATTAGCAGTACCCCCTTCCCGGTGGGCATATTCCATGCCGGCCGCAAATACGGACGAAAGCATAAACACAAGGTTGGTTTCGCTTTCCTTGTTTACTGGCTTGGCTCCCCACAGGTCAAGCACGTCATAACAAAACGCATAGGTACCGCCGGGCCGGGGGTCAGAATCGTGAATCAGATCATACGCTTCGCGTACGGTCAGCATAGCCGGGGCGCTCATACCTCCACCTCGCTTCCTTCTCGGTTCAGCTCTTCCAGTGCGGCTTGCAGCTGGATTTTCAGCTTGTCGCGCTCAATCTGGGCGGCGGTCTGGCTCCACAGGTCTGCAAGGTCAACGTGGGCCGTGATGGTTTCGCCCTTGCGGACAGTGGCCACAGTGTAGCCGCTGCGCTCAAACTCGCGGCAGATGTACCCGCCGGGGTTCATGTCCAGACGGTTCAAGGCGCTGATCTTCCCGCCGTCCAGTACGACGGTTTCGGTGCGCACGGTGCGGGGCTTCGGCTCCCGCTGGTCGATGTATTCCACCGTGTAGGCGGTCAGGTTGATGGTTTTTTCAGTTTTCATTGTGTTTTCCCTCCGTATCGGTTATACTAAGGGCGGTAAAATTGCGGTTGCTGATTTGCGTTTTACCGTCCGCCGCCTTGGGTGTTCGCTGCACCTGGGGCGGCATTTCTTTTTATGGCTGATCTTCGCGCTGACAGTCGCAGCGCTCGCCGGGGTCAAGGTTGGCCCCACAGCGGGGGCAGGTGTGGTAGATCATGCTTCTACTTGGGGGCGGGCGGTGCTTTCAAGTTCCGGGTTGCCGTTTACACAGGGCAGGGCGGCCAGCCGTTCCGGGTCCAGGGGGCGGGCGGCCTGGTATTCCCTGTAGAATTTTTCAAAGTCCCGGCGGCGAAAGTTCTTCCCGGTTGCGTCATCGCCGTCAAGGTCAATCAAGGCTTGCAAGGTTCCAATCCATGCGCGGCAGGCATCCGGCAGGCCCTCAAAGATCTGCTTGTTTGCTTCCTGGGCAACTTGGCGGATGCTGCGCCCGTCCGCCGCGCGGCCCGTGTAGCTGTAAAGGCTCTTGTTCTCGCGGGCGCGGTAGGCGGCTTCTGTGATCTGCGCCCACAGCTGCCCGGCGGGCGGGTCGCTTTCTTCCTGCATGCTGTGCAGTTGACTGCAAAGGTCGGCCAGCGTTACCGGAAACCGGCACACGGTGAACGCGCGCAATAGCGCGGCCTGCGCCGCCGGGGCGGGCACGTTGGCAAGGGCGGCGGACCATATGCCGATCTGGTATTTTACGGCGTCCTTATCCGCCGGGGCATTCTTGGGGCTGTAGTAGGCCAGCAGGTTTTGCTTGTATAGTGTTTTTACTTCGTCCGTTGTCATGTGGCTCAATCCTCCTAAAGCTGCGGGAAAATACCATTGTTCAGGTCATCGGTTGCTTCATCAATCAGGGCCAGCGCGTTTTGTGTGCTCTGCTTGCATGGCTGCTTGCTGTTATACTCCCCGGCCCGGCGCATCCAGTTACGGGCGGCTGCTTTCCAGTCTTTCATACTGTTGCGGCCCACCTTCCAGCCGTTGGCTGTGTAGTAATCAAAAAAGCGCTTTGCTTCCTGTGCGCTGCTGCCATTGATGACAAAAAAATCAATAGATTCATCTTCTGTTGGCGGCTTTGCGCGCGCGCTGGACGGTGAAACCGTCCTACGTACCCTAGTATTATCTTCTATCTTCTTACTTCTATCTTCTATCTTCTTACTTCTATCTTCTGCTTTTTCTGGGTTAGCTGGGTTATTTGGGTTCTCTTGGTAATTTTGGGTTTTTTCTTCGCTTTCGTGCTTGGCGGGCCGCCCGCCCTTTTTGCCGTTTTCCCGGTTCCGTTTGCTGATGTTCTCAAACGTCCCTGCCGAATCGTCAATACTGGGGCGGATAGATGCAAACAGGATTCCTGCAACCGGGTCAAGCTCTGGCACTTCGCCGGTTCTGGCATAAACGAACGACGCTTTCAGGGCGCGCCCGGCGGCTTCATCCGGGGCGGCTTCAAAAACGCTTTCAAGCCTTACAAACATCTTGTACCAGGTGATAAACGCATTTCTCGCCATCACTTCGCCGCCTTTGCATGGTCAAAAAAGTACTTGCTGTACTCCTCCGGCGGAATATGCAGCGCTTCGGCAATGGCTTCCATCTGCCAGGCGTCAAAGGGCTGCTTGCCCTGCATCCTGGCCGTCATGGTGCTGGACGCCATACCGGCCGCGCGGGCAACCTCGTTTTGCGACATTTCGCACTGCGCGAAACGCACGCGCAGGTTGTAGAATGGTCTGTACATCACACGTACACCCCTTTTAATTTCTCGCTGAACTCTTGTTCAAGCCGGGCCTGTTCCGCCGTGATCTGACGCAGTTCGGTGATACGACCATCTGCCACGCCGGCACGGATGCAATCGGCAACGGCCTGCTGCAAGGCGGCGCTTAGTTTGCGGTAATACTTGGGGTTCTGCATCACAACCCCTTTGCCGGGGCGCTGCACCGGCTTGCCGACAATGTATTGCATAGAATCGGCAGTCATTGCGATTTCATCGGTCAAGTAAATCATTTTTTCAAGTTCCTTTCTGCTTTCGCTCTTAAATGCGCGGGAAGCCCTGTTTTTTTGGGGGCTACGGCGCTTTTCTGTGGTGGGGGTATATAACTTCATTCTTTGGGTATATAGTCCGCTCTGCACTTCGACATATTTCAAGAATCTGTCAAAAGCTCAGTGATGCCCACACCCAGGGCGCGGGCAACATGCTGTGCGGTTGTACGCCACACTGCTTGCCCCTTTCGCATTTTGATAATAGCACTGCGGCCTACTCCAGCTTTTTGCGCTAGCTCTTCACCAGTCAAGTTCTGCCGGGCCATTTCGGCGATTACCTTGACGCGGTCAACGGTGATTGATTTTGACATTATATAGCGGCTCCTCTCTGTAAACCATTTGGTTTACAACGCTACTATACATCAACCATTTGCTTTTGTCAAGAACTTTATTAAACCTTTGGCTTTACTTTTTCCGCTTTTCGTGGTATCCTCTAATCAGGAAGAAGGGATGAAATGCAAACAGGCGATCGTATTAAACAAGTAAGGCTTAAAGCTGGCATTACTCAAGCAGAACTTGCAAAGCGTCTTGGTGTGACACCACAAGCAATAAGTCAATATGAACGCGGAATAAAAAAGCCCAAAATTGAGACGCTCCGAAAAATTGCTACTGCACTTAACTGCAATGTTAGTGACTTAGATAATAGCTTACCAACTGTTTATATTGATGCGCTATTATCTCAAAATCCTGAATTAGAAAAGAAATTTTCTGATACAGCAAAAAACATGATGCTGTCACTCTATGGCACAACTGACGAATGGGAAGCAAGAAAAATTGTCTTTGCCCGGTGGGTAAACAATCTTGAAGAATGCGATCGAAAAAGCGTCTTTGATATTATCAAGTATCTTCAAGCTCTCAACAGCGAGGGAAAGATGACTGCTGCCGAACGTGTCGAGGAATTAACCCAGATTCCCAAATATCAAAAGAAGGATAGCACCGCGGAGGATGAATATATCATAGAGGAGCAATAGCCCCGCGCGCTGTTGTGCAACTCGTGCCATAGCGGCACCACAAAAAGAAAAAACCGCCCCCGGCGGCAACCGGGAACGGTTTTGAATAGATAGCTTGCCCACGGGGACAATACCACCCACACAGTAGTATTATACCCTCTTTGGGCAAGCTTTTCAAGCTATACCCAAGGAGGTTTTATTTTATGGGAAAACGCACGAATACAGCCCGCTGGACGGGCAAGATGTGGCGCATTGATGTGCAGCAGGACGGAAAGCGCAAGAGCTTTTACAGCAGCACGCCGGGCCGCACCGGACAGCGGGAAGCCAACGCCAAGGCAGACGCTTGGCTAGATGACGGCATAGCCGCCCGAGCGCCGAGGGTGGCCGCAGCGGGGGCGCTGTGGCTGCATGAGGTAGAGCAAACGACATGCACGACCAACTACCGCCCCACGGAAAGCCGCTGGAGAAACTGGATAGTTCCGGCCATTGGTGCCCGCCGGGTCAATCAGCTTACAGATCAGGACCTGCAGGAGATTATCAACACGGCATACGCCGCCGGGCGCAGCCGCAAGGTTTTGAAGCTGCTGGCCGCTGATCTGCGCGCGTTCTGCAAATACTGCCGCAAGGCACGGCTTTCCGCCTATGTCCCGGAGGAATTGAAGATACCCGCCGGGGCGCGGTACAAGGGCAAAATAATCTTGCAGCCCTCTGACCTGGTAAAGCTGTTCAACGTGGATACCACCACATACCGCGGGCAGATTGTGGAAGATGAATATATAAATGCCTACCGCTTCCAGGTCTTGACCGGCCTGCGCCCCGGTGAACTGATCGGGCTGGACTGGGCCGACATTCGCGGGTACATGGTCAACGTCTGCCGCTCCGTCAACGTCCGGGGCGAACAAACCCAGGGCAAGAACGAAAATGCGGTGCGGTCCTTCCAGCTCTCTGCGCTGGCCCGGCGGGTTCTGGATGACCAGCAGGCCGCCACAGGAGGGCGGGGGAGTGTGTTCCGCATTACTAACGAACAGCATTACTATAAGCGCTGGAAGATTTACTGCGCAACCAATGGCCTGACCCCGTGCAGTCCTTACGAACTCCGGCACACTTTTGTTTCTGTGGTGAAGACACTGCCCGCCGGAGAAGTCAAAGCGCTTGTGGGCCACAGCGCCGACATGGACACCTTCGGCGTATATTCCCACACCCTGACCGGTGACGCCGCCCACACCGCCCAGGCCGTGAACGGCGTGTTCCTGCAGGTACTGAAAAATGCATAAAAAATAAGAGCCGGTCATAGACGGCTCTTGAAAGGGTGGGGGCGCACACCACTATGACATGGCGTGTTGCAACCTCCTCCACCCCAATAATACAGGATTATAGCGTATATGTCAATAAAAAAATGGCGAGACGCGCCCACCGAAAATAGCGGACGACACCTCGCCGGGCCGTTGGCCCCCCGCCAAAACGGGCAGAGGAGCGGCCACTAAAGCTATAATACAATTCTTTTTCTGTGTTGTCAATACCGCATTTTTACCGCATCTCGGGGCCGTGGTTATACCGCACTTTTTACCGCACTCTTGCATTTTACAGCGCCCTGCACTGCTCTTGTGACAGAATAAAAACGCTTGTAAAAATCATAGCTATGCAGGATTATGAGCACTGCGTTTTGACATAATACCGCGCAATATTGGTTCAAATCCCTTCATCCGCACCAAAGAGCTTCAAGCTTTGGCTTGAGGCTCTTTTTCTTTGTCTTGGCTTTTAAGTTGTTTATCGCCCTGCCAAAAGCAGAGAGATGATGACCGCTCCGGTATCAGTGAGGGAAAAAGGCCATATGAAGGTTTACCACAAGCTGTCAGGCGAATTTCCATATGCCTGCGTTTCCCTGTGGCCCTGAATCTGGCTCTAAACCGTGTTCCCAATAAAGGGCAGTGTATTCGTATGCTGCCCTCTTTCATACAACGAAATGTCCACGGACGGAATACAGATATATTGCATACAAAAACATTTTTTAAATATTTTTTACTTCGTATCAACGATAAAAATAGATTGTTTTTCCACAGGGCACACCTGTCCGCCTCTTGCAATCTTGAACGATTGAGGTATAATGGAAAACATTCCGCGAAACCGTTTGTGCGGGCGGCTGCGGAATGGGCAGGTGCGGAACATCTGCCAAACCCAATTAAAATAGGGAAGAGGAATCGTTATGAATCAACTCACAAAAGCGGCCAAAACGCTGGCTGCCAAGTACAACTCCACCAGCCTGATCCTGCGCATTGCAATCGGCCTGGTGGTCGGTTCGGTGCTGGCTTTGATCTGCCCCGGTGCTGCATGGATCGAAGAATTCGGCAACCTGTTTGTCGGCGCGCTGAAAGGCGTTGCACCGGTGCTGGTGTTTGTTATTGTTGCCAGTGCACTGGCGCAGGGCTCCTCCAAGCTGGACCGCCGCTTTGGTACGGTGGTCTGGCTGTACATGCTCACCACCTTTGTGGCGGCTGCGCTCAGCGTTGTGACCAGCAAGCTGTTCCCGCAGACGCTGGTTCTGGCGGAAGCTGCCACGGCGGATGTGGTGCCCCAGGGCCTGGGTGATGTGATGCACACCCTGCTTTCCAACATTGTTTCTAACCCGGTTGCTTCCATCATGAACGGCAATTATATCGGCATCCTGATGTGGGCCTGCCTGTTCGGCCTTGCCATGAAAAAGCTGGGCAGCGATACCACCAAGAACTTTATGGCCAACACGGCGGATGCAATTTCTGCCATTGTGCGGTGGATCATCAACCTGGCGCCGTTTGGCATTATGGGCCTGGTGTTTACCAACGTGGCGGACAACGGTCTGTCCATCTTTACCCAGTACGGGCGCCTGTTGCTGCTGCTGGTGGGCACCATGCTGCTGATGGCGCTGGTGATCAACCCGTTCATCATCTTTATCTACCTGCACCGCAACCCCTACCCACTGGTGTTCCGCTGCCTGCGTGAAAGCGGCCTGACCGCTTTCTTCACCCGCAGCTCCGCCGCCAACATCCCGGTCAACATGTCTCTGTGCGAAAAGCTGGGTCTGGATAAGGATATTTACTCCGTCTCCATCCCGCTGGGCGCAACCATCAATATGGACGGCGCTGCCATTACCATCACCATTATGACGCTGGCTGCCGCCAACACGCTGGGCATGCAGGTCTCCGTGCCTGCCGCCATCCTGCTGTCCATCATGTCGGCTTTGGGCGCATGCGGCGCTTCCGGTGTTGCGGGCGGTTCGCTGCTGCTCATCCCCATGGCCTGCTCGCTGTTTGGCATTTCCAATGATATTGCCATGCAGGTCGTCGGCGTTGGCTTCATCATTGGCGTTATTCAGGACTCCGTTGAGACTGCGCTGAACTCCGCCGGTGACGTGGAATTTGCCGCCACCGCCGAATACCACCAGTGGCTCAAAGAGGACAAACCTCTGCCGGCTTTCATGGGCGGTAAATAAGGTACATAGGTATCATTTAAGGCAATACCGCATAATTCTAAGTGCCGATACGGCGAGCGAGGTACGGCAGATGCTAAGCCAAAAGCGCAGATAATACTGGATGCTGCAAAGGTGAGCG